TCTGCATGAAGCGTAAAGTCTGCCCCATCTGATCTGGTTACATGAACATTACTACTACCAAATTTAGTAACAGTAAAACCAGAAACACTACTCATGGCTGTAGCCACATTTGTAACTAAAGTATCAGCATCAGCGTCAGCTGATATAGAACCTACTGAGACTCCATTTAAGAAGACTTTAAAGGTAGTGGCAGAGGAGGCTTGCTTTACAAAAACAATGCCTTCAGGGTCTCTTGAGGAGCTTACAGTAGAACTCTTAGCTACTGTCTTATTCTTGTTTAATATAAAAGTATAATCAGCTACTGTAAATAATCTTAAGTTATCCCTAGCATCACTTGTGGTAATATATGTAAGTGCATCTCCTGTGTCACCACTTATACTCTGTGAGTTACCACTTAAATCTGTTAGCTCTATTTGTGTACCAGTAAAATCACTAGAAAATGCAGTATCAAACTGGTCTGAAGCCATTACTAATACAAACCTTTCGGTATCACTTCTGTCTATGAAATGTACTTTAGCATCTGTATCTGTCTTGTTAGTTATCTTAGCAACGTGTTCTAATGGAGGTCTCTTTTTAAGACCTTCAGCAATAGTAACCATGCCATTCTCTTGTACTTCACATTGAGAAGCAAGTCTTAAACTAGGTGGTTGCTGTGAAACTCCATTGATTAGATTGCTTATTTGTTCTGTAATTAAGGGCATCTACCATAATTTCCGGTGAAGCTGAGTCGTATTTAACATATCTAATGTCCCATAAGCTACGTTTAATCCTGATCGTTCTGCATCATCATCTAATAGATCAGCATAAGCTTCTGCTTCTTCTTGTCTGTTTACAGTTTCAGCTGAGACTTGTCCTATAATTTCTTCTTGGAAAATCCTAGCAGCTCTAGTAGTTACATATTGTCTAAAAGTATTAGGTGTATCAACAAAGTCTANTAAAGTAATAGTAACAGCATTGTTTAAATTCTTAGTCCAAGTAAAGGTATTGTTATCTAAATCATAAGCATACATACTACCAGACCTACCCCTAATGGTCATTAGCTGTCCTGGTTGATACACAGAAAGAATAGACTCACTAAGTGGAATCCTATTGTCACTATCCCTAGTTAACACTACATCCCACTCTGTATTAAAATGCCATCCCTTTTGTTGAGCTGCTCTGTTTACATTAGAAAGTAAATTCTTTGCTTGAGTTACTTCTACTGTAGTAGCTGTTTCCAAACTAGATACAGCAGCTTCACCTATAGCAGCTAGAAGTATATTAACAGCTTCTAATTCTGTTACAGGTGTTAAGGAAATAAAAGCCATTTTAAGTCACCATGCTGTGAGCTGTAAGTTGACACATACGACAAGTAATATTATCCGTTGAATCTACATTACCAATAAATACACTTAGGTAATCATTAGTTGCCATTGAAGCAAATCCTGAGACTGCTATAGGTACAGAGTTAACAGTTACAGAAGGAGTAAAACCACCCATTTTAGCCCCAGTAACTATTGTTCCATTTTTAGCTACTGCCATTACTACTTCCTTACTAACAATAGAAGTATTAATTTCAATCATAGCACTACAATCAAACTTAACATTTGTTGTAGGTGTACCTGTATATCTTAAACGTCCATCTGCATTCATATCAAATTCATTAGCAGTAGGAGCTGTACTTAAAGTAAACGTACCACCTGTAGTTACTTCAACCATGTTAGTTAAAGAAGNAGGNGTNACGTTTGCTTGTCCTGANATCGTTGTTGATCCAGCTGTNCTTAAATAGATGCTTCCTTGTTTAACTTGACAGGTCTCAACAAGATCACGCAAGTCCTGAGGTGTAATAGAACCAGCTGCTTGACCATCTTGAAACAAGTTAGTAACTAGAGCACTTACGGTTCTACTTGTATCAGTCATTGTTTCCTCAAATAAAAAACGAGGAGCCTAAGTTACCCTAGGCTCCTCTTAGATTAACTCTCAGTAACAGTAGTTCCACTACCACTACCTTGTATCATAATATTAAATCCACCAGTACAGGCTGTAGACCCACTTGCAGATTTAGCAGCTAAACGTACAATAGATTTAGCTGGACAAACAAAAGGTACATTACCAGGAAATGAAAAGAATCCTGGCACTACTTGTGAAGTTGTAGCAATGTCATTGTCTGGTTCAGACACATACATCTCCGCTACAGTATCCCAAGTTTCTGAACTAGCTGCGCCTTGAAGCCCATGTCGAGCAATCTGAAGAGCAAAGTATGCTCCACCAGCAGACGTAGCTACAGCAGTTACGTTCCCCCAAAAGCCATGAACATATCCCGTATGTCCAGCTGGTATCTTCCACCAGCAGTTATGAATACCATAGTCTCCTGCTTCTATGAGACCTAAGTTATTTCCAGCAGCATCATTGGAGAAAGTTAGCGTACCAGCAGCAGCCAAACCAGAGCCAGCAGCTGTGATGTACGCTTCGTTAACAAAAGTCCAATCTGTATCACCTTGCTCAACAATACCTGTACCATTCAAAGTCAGATCAGCTTCTTTAATATTAAAAGAAGTATCCAATCCCTTGACCTTTACAGTCTGAGCACCAGTTCCAGCAGGAGATCCATCGTCAGCAGCATCACCACCAACAACTTCTATACCATCTCCAGCTGTACCTAGCTGAGTAATATCAGCATTGAGGTTTGTCATTAACTCATAAGATGTACCAACAGTAGCATTATCAGCATACACCGTATGCAATGATACATTAGTAACTGTTTGGGCAGCGACCGATAAAGGATCAGCTACAGCAGCAATATCAACCATAATCTGTCTCCTTTAATTTATGAGGTTTTAAATTCAACACAACCTTCAGGACGGATAAATCCGTGTCCCATTGCATACTTAGCTACAATGATCCAACCCTGATTCTTAATGCTGTATTCAGTTTCAACTGCAAGGTTCAACAACTTAACAGTAGCTACAGATGACTTGTGCATAACGAGTGCTTTAGTCGTACTGAAGTTACCATCATGTGTCGTTACTTGAGATGAACTAATATTACTAATAGGTAGGTTATTAGTCTTCACAATGTGAACACCAGCTACCTTCATTACTTCACCTTCTGCATAGACTCCACGTCCACCCCAATCACGGTTGATCAGGTCAGTAGTCTCAGCCATGAGGTAATACTGAGCAGGTCTTACATACATATACCTATCACTCTCAGGTACATTGTTCTCATCCAGTTGTTCAGCAGCATCAAACAGACCACTACCTAACGTAGCACCAGACGTACCATAAGAAGCATTAGTAAGTACAGAACCACCATTACCACCACTAACCAACGTAGCTGAACGTGCTCCTAGTACTCCTTGTTGTAATACATTTTGATCCCATTGTGTACCCAAGGCAATACCAGCTTCCTTAGCGTAGATAGAACGTACCTCAAAGTGAGACATAGCCTCATCAAGGTTGTTCACAAAGTGATCAGCAATAAGGAGACCATCAATAGAGATGACCTTCTCGTTCTTGTGGATGATCGTACCATCCAATTCAATACCAGTGGTTCCAGTATCACCTGAGCCGTTGATATAGGCATACTCAGTAGCAGCAGTTTTCCATACTAGAGGAAACTGTGCAGAGATACCACTAGAGATACTACGGATAACGTGTTTATCCATAGTTACACTAGCTTGTTCAAAAGCAGTCAATACTTCTCCTGCATATACTTTAAGAAATAATGCAGAGGAATCACCAGCAGAGTTTTGCTGACCTGTCCTTGTCATAGTAAGGACGGGTGCAGTAGTATTCGTAACTGACATACTGTTCTCCTAGTTTTAATTAATAAAAAGTATCTAACAAAATTAGCTATACTTTTCTTTAACTTTCAACTAGAAGTTATCAACCGCAGCTGGCTTCTGTTTACTTGTTTAAATACTTTATAGCAGTACTACTTATAACTTCCCTTGCGAGAAGATATCTGATCGTTCTAATTTACCTAGTACGTCCTGCCTATAAGCAGTATCATACTCATACCTTGGGTCTTTCATAGCAGCAGTTACTTCAGCATTAGACCTGAAGACATCTCCTGAACCCTCAGGTTCAGCTTGTGTGCCTCCATAAGTCGTGCCTTCACTACCAGCTGTGTTGGTATAATCAGAACGTAAACCTTTAGCTGCCATAATAGCAGTATTAACATCACCACTATTCACAGCTCTATCATAAGCTTGTATTTGTTCTGGACTATAATTAGATTTAGCCCATTCTACCATGTTGCTATACTCAGCATCTCCACCTACAGATGCTTTAACATTGTTACCTATTTGTTCACCTAAAGCTTTGACTCCAGCAATGTATGTATCAGCATACTCTCTACTGATACCAGCATCTTCTAGTTGCTTATAACTGTTATCTGTTAAAGAACCAGTAGACATATACTCTTGCTGTAAAGCAGCCATATCAAACTTACCTTCTGCTACTTCAGGAGCTTGAGGTATACTTAANTCTGACTCTACAGCTTCTACTTCAGGAGCTTTAGGTTGACCTAATTTCTTTTCTAGTTCTTGGTAACTCTGCATAAGTTTGTNATAGTCACCACCAAACTTATCCTGAGGTTCCATCCCTGGTGGAGTAATTTCTTTCTCTTCCACCAAGTCTATCATCTCTTGATTGTGTGCTTCTTCAGCACTAACATCTACTTGCTCATTATCAACCGTCAGTTGGTTTGCCATATCGTTCTCCATAAGTTTCTTTAATTGTCCCATTGCGTAACTGAATCTTAGTATACGTTGATGGGAGAGAACCATGTGTTCTAACTTCAGGTTTCTGCTCTAGCACTTTACTAACTATCTCTACATCTTTTAGTTCTGCTTTACTTGTAACAGCTCTAGCAACCTTATCTTTTTCTTTAACTTTTTCTTTCTTATTTGTATCCTTAGTTCTGCTCACCTTGTTGTGCTCCTTGTCTAATCATTTCACCACCTTGCG